TTCCAATGGATCCTAATAATGGAGTTTATATGATTGCTTATAATGATAATAATAATACATTAGCATTAAAAAATTATTTAAAAAATACAGAAGAAAATAGATACTTTTTTGAGAGATTACTTGAAAAATCACTAGATATTCCAAATAACTCTTTACATATTATTTCTATAAAAGACTATTATTGGCCAATAGGTACACATTATTATAAACCATTAAATAGACAATTATATTCTAGTCGTGAAGAATTTATATATAAGGCTCAACATCCTGAAAAAGGATTATTAGTTGTAGGTGAAGCACTTTCAAGAAATCAAGGCTGGACTGAAGGTGCGTTACAAAGTGTAAAAGCAGTATTAAATAAAAAATGGATTAAGTCTGAATGTTAAACTAACAAATAATATAGATGATAACCTATTGATGCAAAACCAAGCATTAATAATATTTCAAACCATTTTCTAGATGTATTTTGATTTGTATAACCAATATAAATTAGTAAAGGCCCAATAATAAATATATGAAGTAAATTTATCCATATTCCTTTATCTTCTTTTAGATATTTATATACTTTGTATAAATGATAAAATATAATTATAAATCCTAAATAAAATAGTAGTTGAAACATAAATTTATTTGTTAGTTGTCTATTTATTCCAATATATAGAAATAATATACCTACAAAAAAGATATGAAATAAATGAACAAAGATGCGTTTATTATTTATATCTTTATCTTTATTCATATAATTACAAAATATTTTCTATTTATAATATATTAAATATTATGCAAAAGTTAGAGTCATTTAATTATGAAAACAAAGAAGTAAAACAGATTGGAGGAACTAAAATTGTAAGAAATGTTTCTGTTAAAAAAGGAAAAGGACATAAAAGTATTACAAAATATAGAAAGGGTAAAAAAGTTAGTACTATTAAAAAACCAATACATAAAAAACATTTAAAAATGATTATGACTGGAAAATTTATTACAGGATTATTTAATGATTGTAAAAACTGTAATAAAACAAGAAGAATAAAATAATAATTAAATTTTTTATTATTAATTATTATTTATTATTTATATTTTTTAGTATTTATAATTTATAATTTATAATTGTATTATATTTTAGTTATGATAATAATATATATATAAATTATTAATGTTGTTCAGCAAAAGGTCCTGACTTTAATTGAGAGCGCCCATAATCGGTCTCACCAGTTACGATTGTATCGCCTTCGAATAATTCATTTCTAATATCTGCTACAGAAATAGTCTCTGGTTCTTGATGACTAAATGTATTTTCAATAGTAGTATTTCCAACACCAACTAAATTACCTTCTTCATCAATATCTTGGGTAACAGTAGAGCCAAATTTTTCAGCGTTCTTTTTATTTTCATCAATAGCTTTTTGTTTAGTCTCCTTAATACGTTGTTCAAATGCAGTCTTAGCGGCTTCTTGATTCTTTTTATTCTCGTGAACAAGTTGATTCAATTCTTCTTCCATATATTCAACACGACCAGTCTTATAAGCTTCAGGATCCCAAGGCAACCAAGTTCCAACTGGGCCTACAAAGACATCAAAGTTAGGATCAACCTCTCTAAGAAGTTTAGCACGTATTTCAGCTTCTTCTTGAGTAGCAAAATTACCTCTAGCTTTAAATCCACGAGTAGATGTTTGAAAGTTATGTGCAATATTAAATTGCTTTTCAAGCTCTTCTTCTTCCTTATCCAAAAATGTCTTATAATCATCTTGTATTCCAGTTTTAATAATAGTTTCTCTTTCTTCTTGAATAAATGATTCAAAATCTTTCATAATATCTTCAAAATTTAACTTATATTTAAAAGAAACAAAGTTAAGAAATTGGTGAAACTTTTCCATAGATTTATTCATTTCCCACTTCTTTAGGAATTCTTCAAAGAAAAAATGATCCTTTTCTTTAACTATGTTTTCAGGAGAAATAAAAGAAAAACAGCCAAATGATTGTCCTGCAAGAGGTTTATCAACTTCTAATGCATCAACATATTTAGGATTAGGTTGACCATTATTTAAATTTTTTCTTTCAAATCCTTGTTTTCTAACATTTTTGATTCTAGACATTCTATATATTTAGTTGTTTGTTAGTTTTAAGTTAATTTTTTAAATATATATATTTTAAAAATAATTATTTTTTCTTAATAAAATATATAAAATGCTCGAAATGTTCGATGTTGCTGAACTTGCTAAACGTATTATTAAGTATTTAATTGAAGGTTTGATGGTTGCTATTGCTGCATTTGCTATTCCAAAACGTTCATTAAATCTTGAAGAAATTGCTTTGCTTGCTTTAACTGCTGCTGCTACATTTGCTATCTTAGATACTTATATTCCTTCTATGGGAGTTAATGCTAGATCTGGTGCTGGTTTTGGTATTGGCGCTAAGCTTGTTGGCTGGCCTTAAATTAAATTTTAAGAAAGGTTGATCCAAAAATATTAACTAACAAAATAAATATATATAAATTAATTTATACATATATTTATATGATGAATTATAGAAAAAAGAAAGCTAATACTCATAAAAAAAGATATAATAACAAAAGAAAAAATATTCAAAGAAAAACTAGAAGACATAGAGGTGGTAATATGACTACAAGTGTCGATACAAATCCTATTTCATATAAAGATGAAGAATATAAGGAAATGAATGAGTTAGCTTTTAAAGGCGGCTTAAATACAAACACTCCTGAAAGTCAAGGACCTATGACATTAGACGAATTAAATATTAGTAATATTAGTTATACAAACGATCAATTAGATGATAATGATATAAGTGGATTTGCTCAAAATCCTGATGAAGATTGGGAACTATTATTGCAACAAATGTTAGAACAAAATAATAATAACAATATGGAAGATGAAGAAGCTTATACAGATATAGAATCATATCCTTCTTTTGGTTCACAAAATACAAATAGCTCTTTTCCTACTTCTGAAATATCTACTATTACTGATGATATAAATACAGATAGTATGTCAATGGGAGGTAAAAAAAGAAGAAGAAAAACAAATAAAAAGAGATATAATAATAAAAAGAGAAAAACACATAGAAAAAAATAATTAAATAAATATTAAATTTAAACAGTCGGAATAAATTCCCAATCTAATACATAGCACATTTTTTTCCATGTTTCATCTTGTTCAATTAGTTTTTCACGATCTTTTAATAAAGGAATAAATTGTAAAAATTGTCTTTCATTAATAAGTTCACATAATTTATACAAAACATAATAATAATTTAAAAAATTAACACGATAATCCGGACATACCTTAGCATAAGGTGCTTGTATTTCCATAAATAAATTACACAAAGTATCTTCTAACTCTGGACTAAATATTGGCGGTTTAATTCCTAATTTATTTTTAATAAATGCAATGTGTTCATAATATTTATTAAATCCAAGTTTTTTTAATATTTCTTTAGTTTTTTGATGTGAAAGATCTTCTAATGTTATTCTTTCTTTTTTAATCTGAAATTTAATTTGTTCAATAACATTATCATCAATTTGAGTTGTTTCTTTTCCTTGAAATTGGGAAATTATTTCTTTCCAATGATTAATTTTTTTATAAGCATAAAAACAAACTTCTTTAGGTGGTTCTTTATAACTTGGTTTCTCATTTTCTATTAAATAAGGTAAACTAACAAAACATTGATTACAAACAATTACTCCTTCTTCTTCAAGTGGAATTAATTCTCCTTTATAACAACTTTGACAAATATCTGTTGATTTTACAAATAAATTCATATCGATTAAACTTTCATCAATATTATTAAAATATTTTTGAACAATATTTTTATTATTTTTACATAGAATTTCTTCATTTGTTGGTTCTATTGAAGATTGTTGAACTTTAAACATATTAAATATTGCTTGACTTTTTGAAGTTGAAATATTCTTATTAATTTCTTCAATATTATCAATATTCTTTTTATTTTCAAAATATTCAAAGATAAGATTAGAATTATCTAACAAATAATTATTTTTCTTTTCTTTAAGAGATATTATATTTTCTTTAATTTCTTTAATTCGATCTTTAATTTCCATAATCTGTTCAATT